CCGCAGCGTGTCCAAAACCTCCTGGGCGTACTCGTCACGCACTGTGTGTTCCGGGGTGCTGTCCAGCAGCTCATGGGCAATTTCTTTTGCCTGGTCCATGACAGACGAAAAGGTCACATCATCGTTGTTGCCGATATAGTCAAACAGCCCTTTCAGCTGCACCATCAGGCGGGGTGTATCCATCTTGCTACCGGTAGACTTTTTCAGCTGCCGGGCCACACGCTGCACCTGGGTTTGGGAAGTATGGTGCCCGGTCTCCAGCTCTTGACTGTCAAACACCTGGCGCAGGGTAATGTTCATCTCGTCCAACCGCTTGTCATCCCGCAGCAGAGAGGTGCGCCCGGTGTCGTCAATGCTCTTGGACTTACGGCTCTCCGTCAGTTCTCCTGCAGCTCGTGTATCTTGTCCAGCAGTTCGCTCTCTGACGGATTTGTTGAGAGTATTTCTTCCATTTTTAGCACTGCCTCGTCCGATGACATAAAATCGATGAGTTCCAGAGTTGTATCTTCTGAGTATGTACGAAGTATTCTTAATACTGTTTGAAAGTACTTTGCGAATGTATTCCCTGTTATCATACTTTTCCTCCTCTATGGCATTGATAAATCGCGCAATTTCGTGACACTGTGAAGCAACATCGTCCTCCACATTCGGGTCAATTCTACCAATGGCGTACACATCACGGATAACCGGTCCATCTTCCATATCATCATAGACCACATACTTGTACTGGTACTTGGAGTTGTTCTCACACTCCACCAGTATAGAGTTGTCACTAATGCGCAGTCCGGCGTCTTCACCTGTTTGCATTGCTCTGTTATACTTTTTCTTTTCAGCACCGGTCAGAGCATTATCAAACCCAACCCGCTTTGAGTATCGAATATCCGGACTGTCGGTAGGATTGCCATTGGTAACCTCTTTGATCTGATTGGAGTAGAACGGAATCGCAACGGTGTGCTGATCGCCGCCGTTTTTGCCACCCTGATCTACAATACCGTCATAGCCGCTATCCTTCAAGAAGTCTGTGACTACATCCGGGACCGTGGTCCAAGCATGGGTTGTGCCGTTATCCAAATCGTCCTGCAACCGCTCCAGCCAATCCTCAATAGGAATGCCGTTCTTATCCCACATATCCGCCTGGGCATTGTCTGTGTCGTACCGGCTCATGTCCGCATCGTCCACATACGACTGCAAATCATCAATAAAGGACTGATCCAGCTTGCCGGTGTTGTACGGATTGGTAATATTCAGATAAGCCTGATACACCTTTTCTTCCCGGTAGTCCGGGTCGTTGTACTGGGCCTGATCAATACCCACCGCTTTTAGCACATCCAAGAAACGGCTTTCTTCGTTCCAAAGATTTCCATCACCAAGCCACATATCTACCAGTACGGACAGCGCATTGCCCTTGGCACGGTGCAGTTCGTAGTCGCTAAAGCTACCAATGCCTATTTGATTGCCGGGCTTCAAGACAATGTTATCGTTGTCGTCCAGCGTGACCTGCTTGATCTTCTCGGTCATTGCTTTCTTTTCAGCTGCGGTCAAGGTGTTCCAGTATTCTGTAACCGGCTTGCCGTTCACCTGGAACTGGGTCTCGTAGCTGTCATAATCGCTATCGTAGGCGAGAGAAGTATCTGCTTTGTCCCTGCTGTAATTTGTGGCAATATCCGGATCATCCGTAAAATACGCCATCGGCCCGGAGGTTGCCCGCTTGGGATCAAACACATAACCTACCCGGTCCGCTCTGGCAGTACCGTGGTAGAACGGTTTGATCTTACCGTCCTCGTCCCGCAGTTCCGGCGCCACATGCTTATACCGCCGCTGCTGCGCCTCCGTCAGTTCGTTGCCTTGACTGTCCACTTCCAAGGAATGTCGGGTGTTTTTTTTGCCGTTCTGTGCATTTCTTTGCCCATTCTGCATAGAATGAGTATTGACACCAGGTCCATTTTGTGTTACCTTGTTGTCAGACGCAATCCCTTGCTTAAAAGGCTTCCTGCTATTTGCATAGCCTTGAGGGGTTGCGTTTTTTATTTTCACATCTGCCTTCCGCATATCCACGATATCATAGAACACCATCGCGTTCTGTGTGGTTATGCCAATAATCACATCAGCGGTATATCCGTTTTCACCAACCTTAAGGAGCACATCAGAATGTGCAAACTGCTTGAAGCTATCATTTCGGCTGTGCTTCAAGTCTTCAATCTTTTTGTTTTTGCCGGATTTCAGGATCTCATCCAAATTCTGTGCGGATAGCAGTTTATCTTTGTAGGCTGTCTTTTCCTTTGCTTTAAGGTACTGAGAGTATTTTGAATTCAAAAACTCATTTTTGCTAATGGCATTTACTTTGACTACGCCACCCCACAAATCTACGCCTGATTTATATTCAGACAAAATATTTTTGATTTTTGTCGCCCACCGCGACTTGGGCACGCCAGCCAGTACATCATTATCAATAACGACACACGGTTCGCCGTCTTCTGTAATTTCAATAGAATGGCGAATTTCGGACTGACTATTTTCTGCTTCACCGCCATGCTTACCTTCTAACATTCTTTGGCGGTTGTCAATGGCATTGTCCAGTGCGTTAAAAAAGTCGTCCAGCACCGGAACCTGCTGCGCCGCTTTTTGACCGGCTCGTGCAGTGGTATTCAGCGTGCCCTGTCCCTCAATTACGCTGCGCACAGCGTCCAGTAGCTTTGTAAAGAAGTCCTTGATCTTTTCCACAACGGACTTCTTTTCTTTTTGGGTCAGGTCCGCATCTTCTGCCAGCCACTTGGCGAACTTCTCGCCGCCATCCTGTGTGCTGGCTTCACCACTGATGAAGTCAAAGATCATCTCGCTGACGGCATCTTCAATAGAATACTGCTTGCCGTTCTCGCTGTACCCATCTACATACTTCTGCAGCAGGTCAATCTTATCATCGTGCGCATAATCGCCGGTTGCCAGCATATACTCCACAATCGGCCGGCAGGCGTCCAGCATTTCCGCCGTGTTGTAGGCGTGGGTGTACTCGCCCAGCTCGTGCATAAGCGTGGCGTAGATATGCCCGCTGTCCGGGTTCAACACCACCTTGCCATTGGCAGGATCAATATAGCCGTTATCGTTGCTTTCCAGGCTGCCGTCCAGCACAATGTCCAGCTTGGTCTTGGCCGCCACGCGATCCAGGACTTCCTTTTCCTGCGGGGTAACCGTAGCTTCTCCGGTCAGCGTTACAACGCCGCCCTGGTTCTTATTTGCTTTGGTAACGGCGGTCTTGGTGGTGCCGATCTCCTTAGACTGCTCCTGACCGCTCAGGAACAACTCACTGGCAGCACCACGGTCCATAATCCCCATTTCAATCGGTGCAGACAGTGTATTGGCTGCCTGGTCAAATGTAATCTTGCCTGACGCACCGGCGTTGTAAAAGCTCTCCGCCGCGTGCAGATAGGAATAAGGGTTGACCTTGCTGTCGTAATTTTTCACCAGTGCATAAGCGCCCAGGGAGCCAAACTTGGCAGCGCTCTTGTAAACCGCCTTGGTGTTGGGGTTGTTGAACTGCAAATAATCCGTAGTGGTCTTTGTGCCGTCTTGCAGCTCAACCACGGTATGGCCGTCCTGCACCTTAAGAACGCCTTTCACCTGGCTCTCCGGCACAGGCTCTGCCCGCTGCCAGTCCACCGGCGTGGCAGCTTCAGTGACCAGCGCATTATAACTCGTGTCCGCAGAGCCGTGCTCAGTCTCTCTCTGTTCGGCAGGTTCTTGTTCTAAGCGTTCCTGCTCCAACTGGGCAATTTTAGCCTCAGTGATACCACCATAGGTGTCCTTGAACTCATTATACCCTTTTGCTTTTGGGTTTACAAGCAGTTCATTCATATATGCAGCAGAAGAACCGCCACGCAGCATTTCATAGGCCATACTGCGGGTAGTGGATTGTGCCCAGTCAGTGCTATTGTCCTGCAGCTCGGCGTACAAGGCCTTTGTGGTCTTGTCCCCTTTAATCTTCCCTTCGCCGTCAAAATAGCTGCTCACAAAGCGACTGGCGGCCTTGTCCACATTCTTAACGCCGCTGTCTTGCAGCCGTTGGCGCACAGCGTCCTCCAGCACGGTCTTTTGAGCCTGCGTAGTCGCAGCATCATCGCTGGTCTGCATTTCCATAGCCAGCTTGCCCAGCTGCCGCTTGGATATAGTTTTGCCGCTATCCTCTGCATCAGCCAGCTCGGCGGCAATGCGATACAGCTTAGAATTCTTATCTGCTGTCAGCCCGGCGTCAATCAACTCTCCAGCATTCCCGCTGCGGCGCAAATTCTTGCCATAAATATCCTGCTGCAAATGCCGTTCTCCGGACATGATTGCTTCGTTTGCGCCGCTCATCGCCATACCGGACAGGCCACCGGCTAAGAAAGCTGATAAATCTTCTTGACCGGCCATAGACACGACTTTGGCAAGCGCCTGGGAATTGCTCAATCCCTGGGCACGGCATTCATCAAAAGCAGCCATCATTTCGCTTTGGTTACCGTTTGCCAGTGTATCGACAATACGATCAAGAATATTACTGGCTACCTCTTCTGAACCCTCTGCTGCAAAACTCTTTGCAAGGCGGGCAAACACATTGCCACCGGCACCGAGTATCCCATCTAAGCCGAGCTTTTCAGCGATATATTCAACTGCGCCATACAGTGCACCTACGCCCAGCGCACGATCGTCAGAAAAGCCCTGATCTTTCATATCTGTAACTGTCTGCGTTGCCATTTGTGATGACATGATCAGTGAGGTGGCTTTTTTAGTAATGTTCTTTACCTTTTCAAGTGTCGCGCCACTCGTTTCGCCCCCTGCTAAGCCCACGCCGAGACTCTTACCGACCAGCATAGCAGCGACAGAATCAGCCATAGACATTCCTGCATTGTAGATCCAAGAACCGGTGTTTCCAAAAATAGTATTTTTATCTTTCCAATAGTCCTGATTCGCAATTTCTTCTGCGGTCGTTTCGCGAGTAGCGTTAGCCATCTTTCCGGACAGATTGAAAACATCGTATGTATCATCTACGGAATGGCCGGTTGCTTTAGCTGCTGCGCTGGTGATAAAACCCGGTGCACTCATTAGATTTTCACCAACAGAAGCGATATTTGCCACGGTGGCACCAACAGCACCGTCTTTAACCATTTCCCTTTGCGACTCTACAGCTGCGTCGGTTGCTCTTTGCTGCAAATCCTTGTTAATTGCTGATATATATTCATTTGCAGCGTCTGCGCCCTGTGTATTATACAGATAATTGTATGTGCCCCGCTGCACATCAGTCATTTGGCGATATTTCTCATCGTCCATCGTTTTGGTCATGCGGTTATTCCACATCGCCACATTGTCCGTACCTATATTACTGGCAACACTGGCAATGGACTCAGACAATCCGTTCACCTTGCGATATACATCGTCCTGATTGGACTTGTCGATCTGCTTTGACTTAGTAGCATAATCTTTTTGATTAGGAATATCCGAATATTTGTCGACGATTTTTTGTCGCCGCTCGTACTCCTCCATCTTATGGATCTTTTTATCATATTCATCCAGCGCAGCCATGTGCCGATTTGCTTCTTCCTGCATTTTTGCGGCGCGCTCGCTATCCGTCCGCTCCAATGCGATACCAATCAGCTTGTCTATGGTGTTGCGTGTTTGACCACCATACTGCCGTGCATAGGATCTGCGCTCATCCTGCAAGCGTTCAAGATCGCTCCGATCATCGGCCGCACGGATAATTTGGCGCCGCTGTGCAAGGCTCTCCTCCGGCGTCTGCTGATGATATTCAGGCACTTCATTACGCCTATAGCTATTGCGGGCCAATACATCAGCGATCTCCTCTTCCGGGTCGTCATACTCATATCTTTTCTTTTTCGGATCGTAAAATCTGGAATTTTTTCTTGTGTCCTCAGCAACGCGCTCAGCTGCACCAGAATGCTGTACCACTTTGGCAAAATTTTTGCTTTTTCTAATATCCATAGTTTTTCCTCGCCATTCAAAACAGTTTTGTACCCAAACTAAAGTTCGGCTTCCCGGGATTGGGCGGTATGCTCACATTGCGTTTCTTCACATGCAGATTACCGTTTTTATCCTCTTTAATCTCAACCGCCTTGCTATCAATAAGGTAGTCGAATTTTGCCTCGCTGATTGGGCCATACCCCAAAGCGAGTATCTCACTTTTTGGTACGCCATGATATTCCGGCTTCACCTTATTTTTTCTCTTACCGCCAGTGTCAAAACCAGCACCGTAGCCACCGCGTCCACTGGATCTGGAAGAGCGAGAAGAGCGTGCAGCCTTTGCGGCCTTGGCAGCTTCCTCCTGCTGCCGTTTCCACTGCAGTACATCCAGCTGGTAATCTTGATCAGCCTTCCACTTGGAGAGCGCTCTGTCCGCCTTGCTCTCACCCAAGTTGCCCTCGTATTTAGCCATATCGCTAAGGAAGGACAGGTTATCACTGTATGCCTGGCTATCTACCGCACCGGTCTTTTCCACCGCTGCGTCCCACAGAGAGCGTGCGTTTTGTAGAGCTTCCACCTTGTCCTGGTACTTTTGGTAATCAAACGCACCGGCCTCGTTGGCTCGCTGCCCACCGGCAGCTTTATTCTCCATTTCCCCGGAGCGGATTTGGTTTGCCGTAGACAGTTTGGACAGCAAGTCCTCATTCTGACCGGCCAATCCGTTCATATAGCTCTGCTGGGCAGCAGGCACGGTGTAGTCCGTGTCATAGCCACCGGCCATATTCTCTTCTGCGTTAGTCTGCGTGTCCGCTGCTGCCAGCTTAGAAAGCGCCGCATAGTCTCTGGCATAATCGCCGAACACATCAGCGTTGCCGAAATTGGAAGACTGGGCACGGCGATTGAGAATATCATCCACCGCACCCTCTACCATCTTAGCGAATGTACCGTTACGGTAAGGGCCAATTGCGCTGAGTTTCTTGTCATAGTCGTTCCTGTTTTTCTGTGCATTTTTGGTTGCCGCAGACTGTTTCACCTTGCCAAGCGCTTTTCTGGTCTTAGAACTGTAACTCATCCAATCCCTCCTTACTTCTTGTTAAGAATTTTTCGCTGCAGTTTATTGTTCCGATCGGCAATAGCCCTTTCCTGTTTGCGTGCCTGCTGGCTCTCGTTCAGGTTGCCGTAATACTGCTGTTGACCGGAGGCAAAGCTGCGATCATCGTTCCATTTCGTGTAACCGTTGGAATAGGAAGTATTGAACCGATTCGTGTTGTAATCCATCTTGTTATAGGCGTTGCCCACAGCGTCCTGATACCGTCCATACTGCTGCTGATTCACACTATCAAGAAGGTCATAGGCGTTCTGCTTGCCTTGCTGCTGTTGGTCATATTTCTGATATGCCAGGGATAAAAGCTGCGACTGTATATTAGACAGATTGTTCAGCTGTGCCTGGTTGGCAGCATTACCCGCCGTAGTCGCCGCAGAGGAGGCATAGCCACCTGTTGCTGACGCCATCTGGCCCATAGTGTCCAGCATATCATTACGGCCCTGCGCCTGGTACTGTGCCTTATAGGCCTGGTATGCAGCGTCATTGTCTGCGTCATAAGAAAACTTTGACTTTAGGATGCCACCCAACATATTTTGCAGCCGGGCGGTATAGTCCGTCAGGCCATTTGCCTTGGCATATCCGCCATAGCCGCCGTTTAACAGAGAATTGTAGCCTTTGACACTGGCGTCCATGTCCTTCTTTTCCTTGGACTTCATCAGTGCTTTATAGTCCTTGGAATTGGTCCATCCGCCGCTATACTTATTGACTGTTTTTGTCCAGCTGCTTAGGTTCTTTTGCGCAGCCGTCTGTTTGGGCTTGCTTTTCTTCGGTTTGCTCTTTGCCATTTATCTGATCCCCCATATATACGATATTGTTCGTGCTGTGATCGTCACGCTGCCGCTTTTCACATTGGCAGAATAGCAGTTGTCGATCGTTACCTTATTTCCTGCATAGTCGCCGTCCACGGACCACACGGTAAAGCTGTTTGTTGCGCTAATGTTCGTATGCGATCCGCGAACGGCAGTGCAGCTACGGTCTCCGTCCAGAATAGGGCACAGGGCGTGCATCCAGCTATTGCTAAAGCGGATAAGCAGAAAGCGGTAGTTGTCCACGCTGTCATTCAGAGTGATCGTATCGCCAGCCTTTGCGGTACTCCCGCTGAACAGTAGAGCGGATGACCGACCGTCCCGGATCATCTCGTCTACCTGCTCCGTTTTCAGGCCTTTTGTACTCTGCTGATCACTATCTCCGCCATTGGTTAATGACGCCAAAAAAGTCCGCGTCAGGTTCTGTTCATCCATGTTGTTCAGCGCATAGTTCAACTTATCTGCCATCTGGTTCAGGTACAGATACAGACGCTGTATCCGCTGACTATCCGTTACGCCGTCAGACGGCTTGCCAATGTTAAAAGTCATAAGTCACTCCCTAAAGTCATTGTGTTTGCAATACTGATCACCCGAACATCTCCGCAGCCTTCCAACCGCAGCGCATAGTGATCACAGGCTTGCGGAACGATATTCAATACTTCCGTCTTCGGTGTACAATTACCGGTCAACACACCCATTTGGATCCACTGCCCGCTGCTGTCGTACTGAATAAACGCTTTGAGCACAGCGCCCAGCGCAATCTTAGCCCGCAGGTTAATACGGCTGACGATCTTCTTATCCGGGTACGAAAAGTCTATGGCACCGGTCTCCGCGTACCATTCCACCTTGTCTTCCGTTTTGTACAGTTCCAGTCCGGACAAAGCGGTCTCGTTGTGTCGGCCAAGCTCATGGAAAATACAGTTCGGGTCCATTGCATAGACCGACCCGGTGTAATCCGTGATAAAGTGCAGATACCGCATTCCGTTCAGACGCACCCACAGGCCGGTATTCAGGTCATAGACAAAGGTCTCGTAGCCGCCGTCCGTCTCGTTCTTCATGGAAATATAATACTTGCCAAGGGAACTTCCGGCGTTGGCTTCTGTGTATCGTGTGTTACCCAGGGCAGCGGAAATGTTGGTCACCGTGCTGCCATCAAATACACACACGCCGTCCAGCGACTTATAGAATACTGCTCCATTCAGCACCGCCAATGAGCCGGAGCAGTCATTTTCAACGCCGCGATCTTCAATGGCAATGCGTTGGTATGCCGCCGGATAGCCGCCGTAAATGCCATAGATCTTATTCTGTTTGAAGAAGTACGGCATATCGTTTAAGGACACTGCGCCGGTAAACGGCTCGTCATCGCCCAGGGACAATGCGTAAGAGTCAGATGCTGTATTCTCGAAGCAATACCAGTTGGTCGGATCGCCCAGCTTGCTGGCGTAGATTTGGTTAATATGCTTACCTGCGGAATCTTTGCCGTACTTGCAGCCCCACACGCGGTTTTGTGCTACAGTGACAAAGTCAAATTCCGGAAGCACTTTTTCTATTCTGTTTGGACAGTGATATGTGGAATCAATAGCACGCCGAAGGCCCTTAACAATCAGCCGGCTGCCGTCATCGGCTACAGAATGTACATTCGCCCATTCGGTAACGAACACACTCTTGCCTGCAGACACCGAGAACTTGACCGTATCACCTGCCTTAATGGAAGTAAGTATATCGTCTTTGATATCTGTCGTGTCCACAAACACATAGGTCACCGGAACCGCGATCCAATCGTCTGCTGTGGCAGAATAAGCCTTGAACACAGGTGCATCATCGTTAGTGGTATCTACCCAGTATGCGTAGAACCAAGTATTTGAAAACAGCACATTATCGACTGCCACCCAAGCACCATCTTCATTTTTGTATAGCGTACCCTGACTAAATTTTTTAAGTCCGCTACCTGTTGTCCCGGTGGTATCCAGCCAATAGTCATTGCCTTTTGTGCCAGGGTCTTTATCCTGCCGCTTCCACGCGCTGGCAGCCGCAACCGTATTGAACTCGCCATTGCCTCGCACGGCCATTAGGTCACCGCTTGACCGCACAACATAAGTACCTACAGCAGCACCGGCAGGTTTTGCAGCACTATATATCAACCGCGTGTACGGAGCACCGTCCGCACTGCACATACCACAGCTGAAATAAGTGTCAGTCGTCTTGTCGAAGGCCAGCGGCAGCACACCCTTGTCCGGTTCTTCCGTGTCAAAATACAATCCGTATGGGAAGATTAGGATTTTCGTACCGAAGTTTAACAACTGCAATTTGCCGTCCACGGCTTGCAATTCAGACAGCTTTTCTCTGAAACTGTAATGGCCTCCGCCATAGTACAAAACATCATTGAATGCTGCTGTGATCTGCTGATTTTTGATTAGGCAGCCAACATTCTTACCGGAAGCCGCCACATCAATGAATGTAAATGCTCGTGGATCACGTGTATTAAGCCAATCTACATCGTTCTGTGTATGGTTTAGGCTTTCCTGCTCTAACGCATCAATAATTTCTTTATCAGAAGCGTTCTGCTGTGTTTCGTCCTTGTAAATGGGTCTTTTTGCTTCCAATTCATGTTCCCTATAGATCGTATCGACCACTAAGACTTTATCCGTTTCGGTTTCCATCTTCACATTCTTGCCAAGCGCAAAAAAAACGCCATTATCAAAAGTGTGCTCGTCTGATCCAATATGAATACACACATCACCATACAGAGCAGCTTCAAATCCAACATACGAAACTGCTTCATCGAAACCATACGGATCCGAACCATCTGGTCCTAATCTTACCGAAATTTTTTCTTTCAATGCCGCCTTAAAACGAATAAAGTAGCGAATGGTCATAACCCTCCAAACTACAATTTTCGGTTCCAAAGAGCTTCCTATTTCGTCCCCTGCTTTGCCATATTTGTGGACCTGAAACGCACTATTCACAATCGACATCCGATTGTACACACGCTCATCACCATCTAATGTATAAATTTCACCTACAACCTCGCCATCAAACTCCGGATACTTGTACCGGTTCATCGGTGCGCGATTGGATAGCATAGGGTAGTCGTCCAAGGTGATATTCTCGGTATTAAAGAACTCGCCAGCCTGCTGCACAACTCGGTGGTTATAGCCCAGGAATGTGGAGATCATCTCTCGGTTGTTGCTCACATTGCTAAGCACTGGTCTTTGCATACTCGCACCTCCTAAAAGCGCAGCGGCACATTCTTGGCCGCGTGCGTGCGGTTGTACTGGTTACGGAATGAGGCCAGCATTGTATTGAATACAGAATTTACAGCGCTGTATCGGTTGAAGTCACCGGTGTACAGCAGCATTTGGGACTGCAAGTAATGTATATAAAGTTCGTCATAGGGAGACGGCACAAGCAGTTCCTGGGTATTCGGCGTTTTCTCCGTGTACCCGGCAAAGGCAGGTGCGCCCTCTCTGGCGTCCATAATTTCCAATTTGATTTGTTTATCAAGTCTATTCAGCCAGGCGATTTTTTCGTTCATCGAAAAGGTCGTGTTGGGGCACAGCTTGTCCGCCTGGTTGACTGCTTCCGCAATCGTCATATTGTTGTTCCCTCCTCATAGTAAAAAGGGCAGACGGAATATTCCGTCCGCCCTTTGTCGGTTACATACCGGCTGCTTGTGCAGCCAGCTTTTGAATTAGCTTGGCGTTCTCTGCATCCATCTGAAGTCTGCGGTTGACTACCTCTGCAATCGGCTCCGGCACTTCTACCGGGACACCACGCTCGATCTGATATGAGCCAACGCCCGCCACAGAAGCAAACATGTGGCTCTCGTTGTTCATCGGGTCCAGCGGAATAAGCACAGGCACCATTTTCCACTTAGGTGCAGTTTCTTTCTTCTCAGCCGTTTCTTTCTTCTCAGCCATTCTTAATAGTCCTCCAATCAGTTTTCCGTGGTGCTGGTGTCTGCACTGCGGTAGCTACAGCTCTCAAAACGAATGATGGCATACTCGTTCAGAATCTTTGCACCGTGCGTAGCCTTCCAGCCGGTGGAGCTACGCTGGTTCAGCGGATCATCGCCATAACCCAGCGGCTTAACGATATAGTCCAGACCCAGACCATCCAGCTCGGTAACGCCGTAAGCATTGGCGCCCAGGAACAGCGTGCCGTACACAGCCAGCTTGGAGCCGGAAGTCTGCTTGTAAATCTTAGCGTTGGAAGAGTCGACAAAACGGCACTTGCCAATCTTACCGATCTCGCCCTCGAACAGAGCGGTGGTATCCGCATACTTGTGCATTTCCTCCCACTCGCTGGACAGCATAATATCCGTCTCCACATCAGGGTGGATAATGCAGACATAGTAGCCATCAATGGGGGTAATATCCCGACGCTTCAGCTCGTTGACCATCTTCTTTACATCAGCCACGGTCAGTTTGTCAGCCGCAGTCAGTGTATCACGAGAAGTCTTGCCGCCGGCATAAGCCACGCTGGTGGTTGCCTGCATAGCATTTCGTGTCACCAGGTCAATGGTGTTGCCCGCCTGGTTGCCCTGCTCTTTGCAGTCCTCCACGATCACATTATCGAACGCGGCAGTCTGCAGCATATCGGTGTGCTTAATGTAGTCACCATACTGGCTCACAGTGGCCTTAATGGCGGTCACAGTCCGTTTGGTGCCATTAGGCGTTACGCCTTCAACAAGCGGGGTAAGAGCAGGCGGCAAGCTGGAAAACTTACGCCACTCTGCTACCTTGCCGGAGCCGCGCGGAATGGGCTTTTTCTGCCCGAACTGACCATGCACCAACTTGGGCTTGGCGTTCTCCAGCAGCTCCTTAATGTAATATTCCTTGATTTCAGCCGCAAGGCCGGTGTCAGTCGTTGCAGCCATGTTGGCGGTGCCATCGAACAGCTGCAGGTTCATTTTCTTATTCATGTTTCCTCCGTTTCTGACAGAGGATCGGTTTTTACTTGCCGCTAAGGAATCGTTTGATATCCTCCGGCGTTTTCAATTCCCCTGTCGCAATTTTCTTGTTGATGAGTTGGTGCTGCTCTCTTGTCAAGGCAGCAATGTTGACAGAAGTCTTGACCGCAGGAGCGGTAGAAGATGCGTTCTCTTTCGGCACATGACCGCGTGAGCGGATCGTGTCTGCAGCGGCTTTCGCTGTACTCTGAGCGGCAAACTGCATTGCGCCACCGGTGAGCTCGGTAAGGTGGCGTGCTTCAAAGGCAGTCTTTAGCGTGATGCCGGGGCATTTTAACAGAGAGACAAACTCAGGATCTGCCAGTTCTGCATCCAAGTCAAATGCGTCCCCATACAAGGACTTGACCGCCTCGCTCTCGTCCAGCCATTGCTGGTACTGCTGTGCTGCTGCGTCCTGCCGTTCGCGTTCCTGCATTTCCTGGCGGAATGCAGCGTTTTCACGCTCCAGCTTGTGCATCTGCTTCAGTGACTCGATTGGCACACCCTTCTCCACTGACTCCTGCTCGTAAAAGCTGTTGTCGTCTTCCAGGGCCTGCATGAGTGCCTCCGGGTCCGTAGCGTCTGCGCCGTACTTTTCGCCCAGCATATCAAGCAGGGGCAACACCCTGTCATACTGTGCCTGTGCGGCTTCATCAGCACGGAACCGCTTTTGCATTGCAGCGTTGATGTGCTTTTGATACGCATTTTTGTACTTGTCCTTAATCAGAGCCTTAAACTCTTTGTCAAGGTCTTCCGCTGTGCTCTCATGAGCACCATCCTGCGTGGCGGGCGCAGTATTGTCTGCCGTATTGTTCTGCGTGGCGGGCGCACTGCCAGTGCCGTCTGCTGCACCGCCCTCACCATCGAAAAGCTGCAGCAACATGGGCATTAATTTGTCTGTTCTCATAGGAACTCCTTTCTGTCCGTATCAGGTGGACGAACCCTTTACTCGCATAATAACAAAAGAGGGGGCGATCATGTCACCCCCCCTTTCAGCTTATTTGGATGTGCCCCGGATAGCTCTCGGCCAGTATTTCCATCCCGCACCGAAAAAAGGTAAACGCTGCCAGCACCGTACTCTCATTTGCCATCGGTGCGCAACAAATACACACATTTCCCGGAGAAATCTTGATCTGTGGTTCACACAGTAGAGCGCCAGCTACATACGCCCTACGCACGACTTCCGCCAGCGTGCAGGTAAGGGCAGAAATAGCAGCGCATACCAGGTCATGATCCTGTTCGTTGCGTGGCGCATCGGCGTGGCCTTTCAGTTCTACGGCGCAAGCACCAATATGTACCGTAGTCATTATTCCGGACTCGTGCTTGTGGCTACTCTCTTGCGTGCCTGCGTTGCAAGAGAGTTGTCCTGGTATTTGTCTGTGTTACCTAAGCTGTCGCTGGCGGTCGGCGTTGTGTCCACCGACTGCGTGTCTGTCACCGCCGCACCGCTCATTGCACCCGGTGTCATATCCTGACCACTCATCAGATCTTGACCAGTCAACTGCTTGATGATCTCATTGCTGGTGTTCAGTGCCTGTGTCATTTGCTGAATCGTTTGCCACATCGTACCGTTTGCCTGGACCCGCTGCACTATGCGGTCTTTGTGGTTAATATCCATCATATCCAGAAGTGCCAGTGCCTGATCTGCGTTCTGCGGGTTCAACACGCCCAGGTTGTACATCTGCACTGCCAGCTCATTTTGAGCCAGTTTACTGTAAGGGCTGGCCTTGCTGGCTGATACATCTACATCGAAGTTGGGCATTTGGTAATACTCATCGTCCGGAAACAGCGTTTCAATACGCCGCTCCTGCATATTCTGATTGGAGAAGGTCTCAAACGATACAGATCCATCCGCGCCGGTAATACGGAACACACGAGGCATATCGTAGAACTGCCGAATACGCTCGATCACCATCAAGATGATCTCCTTGTATGCCCGGTATGTACCCTTGATTTGCCAGCGTGAAGTCTTGCTCCCGGCTTCCTGCATAGCGCTGATTGCACTGGCTGCCGTTACCCCGCTGCTTGTACCGCCACTGGACACATCACGGTTACCGCTGGTCTCCTTCATCTCGTCAATCTTGTGCATGAGCACATTGTAGGCGTTGCCGTCTATGCCATTGATCACGATTGGCGCATAGGTGTCCTGGCCCACATTGTTACCCACCTTAATGAAATGCTTGGAAGTATCCGCGAAGTCGTCTTCGTTGATCTCACCATCGTCACGCACCAAATAGCGCGGCACAGAGCTCCAAATCGCGTTTTCCAACATCGCCTGGGACAGTTTGTCAATATATTCCTGCGGTTCCTTACAGAGGTCCACATAGCCATATCCGGCAGGACTTCCGGCCACACGGAACAGCGGGTCAAACACAAAGGGATATTTGCCGTCAATATACAGCCCGGTATCCTTCCGTTCTGGGTCATTCTCAGTTGCATACAGCACTACACCGTTGCAGAATTTCACATAGTGCACCACATTCTTGCCGTCCACATTCACCTTGTAGTACCAGTCTACCACCTGACTGCGATTGCTCTTGTCCACCGTATCATCAAACTGGTACTCTGTTTGTATCACACTGTGCATAGAGGATAATCGGTCCTTCAGCTGCGGATACTGAGACACCAGTACATCGTTATTGGCAGAAGTGATATGAAACAGATTGGCCGAGTCTTGGATATTCTCAATCCCAGGCTCCCAAGCAAAATTCAGGATATCGCACTTTTTAACGCTCACATCGCCAAGGCCATTCAGCTTGTCCTGATCCCACACCACAGCGTATATGCCTGTACCGTTCAGGACCTTGGAGTGCACTGCCTGGTCAAACTCCTGTTCAAAGCCATTCTCATCCAGCACCACCGGCACCACGGCAGACAACTGCTTGGCCGTCTCCTTGTCGCCTTCTTCCTGCGGCAGAATATTGGGCTCAGGGAAATTGTCCATATAGTCAGCGACCTTGTTATCCACGCAGGAATGCAGCCATGCAGACGCCGGCTTAATGCGCTTGTCACCCTCTTTGCCGTGATCTGACTTGAAGTTGCCCCAATGTCGCAGCTTCCACCAGTTTTGGTTGGCCACCACTCGGGCATCTACGGACGCCTTACCAGCCATGTACTTATTCAGCAGCTCCATAGCCCGCTGCACATCTTCTTCTGTAATGGTGTGCAGTTCTTCCTCTTCCGGCTCTTCGGCTGACATTTCGTCCACCAGCTGCTGCGCCTGTTTGATCGGGTCACCAGACCGTTCATCAGCAGCGGGCGCTACGGCATCTTCCGGCTTCTTTTGCGGCTCCGTCTGCCCCTGGGCGTGCTGCATAAATTCTTCCTTACTCGGCTTTTTCTTTTGCTTAGCCATAATCAATATCCTTTCTTCATTTGATCCAGAGGGTCGTCTGCCAGCGCTCTGGCCGGTATCTTCCGCCTGGGCGGTATCTTCTGCAACATAGAGAAATAACGAAACTCATCCATTGCGTGATCCTCGAGTTCCGTATTCAAGTCCTCCACCTTGTGTTCGTCATACATCATCAAAGGAATGGTTCGGATGAAGTCCTTACAATTCTTGAACACATACATCATCGGGTACCCACGCTCATCAAACATCAGCCTGTAATGGCACTGCATCCACCCGGCTATGCGGGTGTTATCGCCGCGCTCAAAGTACACACCGTGTCTGTTTGCCGTCTCCGCAATGGAATACCCATCATCCTTGGCGAAGATAGCAGGGTCTGCTACGCCGGTAATATGTCGGCCCGCCAGCAGCGGGTCATGCGTTTCTATCTCTCTGATCTTCTGGAACACGATATCCGCCGGTAGTTTCAGTCCATCGTTCGGTGAAGTGCAGCCATACCATTCCTTAATGCGGTACACCACACCATCATATCCCTGAGCCCACCAACCACAAGAAAATGGCTTGCTGTACCCCCAGTCGAACGAGCGATACACCTTCCAGTCGGCAGGAATATCAAACGGATCTATCACATGGGTCCACCTACGGTCTGTATAGTGGTCCGGGTTATTCCGCCATTCCTCGAAGAACTGACCCGAAAACACATTCCAGTCACCATACCGCCATGCCTGGCGCACCTTGGCAGGCAGTGCGTCCAGCTGCTGAAGGTACTTTGGGCTGTTTTCAAGCAATATCTGATTGTCCGTCACCAGCGACTGTATGAATGAATAATCCTCCGGGTTCTCATTCTCATCGTACACCCGATCAATGAATAGTCGCTTGACCCACTGGTGACCAACACCGCCAGGGTTGCAGGTAAGGTACATTCTTTTGGGATGGCTATTTGTACCACGCACACAAGCCCACAAAGTCTTGAACATATCCTCCGTGAACTGCGTGGCCTCGTCCAGGTACATGATATCGCACTCCGTACCTTGGAAGCGGCCCAGGTCCTTCTCTCGCTCCAAATAGCGGAACAATATGCGACTGCCATTAGGAAATGTGATCGTCTTCTTACTGTCGTTGTACACGGCCAAACGCCGGTGCCTATCCGGATGATAGCATTGCAACGCCCTGGTCAGTGGCACAATATGATTTTCCGTCAGCTCAGGATAAGTCTTGCGCACAATAATTTGCGTAATACCCGGGCAGGCGTAGCTCATCACCTTAGCCTTGCAGTCCACTACCCAGCTTTTGCCACCACCTCTGGCACCACCAAAGGCAACAACATTGTGAGTGTCTGTCAGGAACTCCACCTGCTTAGGCTGTGGCGTGCCCAGGTCCAACACTTCACTTGGCATACTTCTTCACCTCGTCTGACAACACCACCTGCACCTCCGGTGCGCCGGCTGCCACATCGTCACGCACATTCAGAAGATCCTTCACATCCTTCAAGCTGGAAGAAATCTGTTTTACACCGGCACGGTCCACAGCCACACCTGGCACACGTACCACCTTGTACTCGCCGTCTTGATGCTCCACGGAGCACATTTCATTCAGTTCCTTTATGGCTTGGTCCAACTTATCCATAAGATCGTCTGCAAGGCGGTGCAGCCGCTCAACGCGCTTTACTTCCTGCTCCACAGACATGTCCATATATTTTTGTTCCACTTTGGCCCGGTAGTCGTTCCTCTGTTCCGTCCACTTCTCGTTAGCTGCCCTCTTACGCAGCGTGGACTGTGAACAGCTGTACTCGTCTGCCAGGGTCCGCAGGCTCTTACTGCCGGAGACATATTCTCGTCTCACCCTATTCCAGTCCACTTGATCACCTCACTATGATTTAGCATAACAAAAAGAGGGTGACTTTCGTCACCCCCCCGATGATACCATTGCTATGCGTCATCGTGCAGCTGTGCCAGCGGACAGCCTTTCCAGCAGTAAGAGGTGCAGAATGACCGCATGTGTTCATCTTTTTTGACCTTAGACCGGAATACCACACGCAGCCCGGAACTATCATACACAGCCGGTGCACAGTTGATCTGTACCGTCTCCTGGCTGTCATAGTAAGGACAGATAACCTTGGCATCTCCGTAGCTCTTCTGCTTTGACTTTGACATCATTGGTTGCCTCCTTAGCGGCCCGTACTCCCGAACCCGCCATTTCCGCGTTCGGTGTCCGCCAGTTTGTCCACCAGCACCAGATCCGGAGTGTCGATATTGACCACCACCAGCTGGCTGATCTTGTCCCCACGGTGCACGGCGTAATCCGTACCGCTGTGGTTGTACAGCTTCACCGCAATGCTGCCGGTGTAACCCACATCAATTACGCCATCGCTTGTAATGCCGTATTTTACATTCAGCCCGCTTTTGGACTTCAAAAAGCCTGCTGTGTGTGCCGGCAATTCAATATGTATTCCGGTGTCAACTGTCACCGCTCCGTGTGCCGGAACAACCGTGTCCCCCGGTGACAGCAGGTCAAGCCCTGCATCCGTATCATGCGCTCTTACAGGCATTAACGCCTGCTTGTCCAATTGAATGTTCATTCGTCGTCCTCCTCATAGATAATTTCCAATCCATAGGCCACCGATGCGGCGTGTTCAATCTGACAACCCCTTGCCTGTTTCCAGCCACGGCAGAAGTAAGCAGCGTGGCACTTGCTCATATTCTCCAGCGACTTGGCAAGGAAGCACAGCGGGATATTGACTACGCCTCGCTCTTCCATCGCTTTGTCACTATACCACTCGTCAGTGAACAGCGTGTTTACGACTTCGTAGCCTCTTTCCTTCAACACCCGGATTACTTGCTCTCTTGTAGCGATAATCTCCGCTTCACTCTTTCCAGCCATCGGCTGGCTCAACATTGCTTTCTTCATTTTGTTTCTCCTTTTAAATCATTCCAACCTAAAGCCTGTCCACATTCGGGGCAAAATTTATAAAAAGCATCATCGGTTTCATAGTCACCAACAACAGTCTTGCAATTTGGACAAAGATAATTAAAATCAATGTCATATTCGCCTGATGCTGATATACCACGATTTACCGTTTCTGTGAAAGGCTTTTTAGGTATCTGCTTTTCAAGAGCAGATTTTGCCATTTCTATCCAATCACAATCATCTGTATCAAGCTCATAAGCTATACTATTGTCAGAGCGTACCGCACTACACAAAATTTCTTCAATATTGTCCATTGCTTTTTGTATTGTCATTCTTCCGCCTCCTGAACATCAATTAGCGCAGATTTTAAGTTTACCCAAATCGGGCAAGTTCCTTTGTATTTGATATTGCAAAAACTTTCACACGAACAAATATGGCAGGGATTTGATTTAACAAATCGTATTGCTTGATTTGTTGTAGATACAACATCAATTTTGATTTTGTTAATCTTCAAATCTCACCCTCCATTCTCGGCGGGTCTGGAAGCTCTCGCCAATGAGTGACAGGCCTAATTGTCGTTCCATATAAATCAAGCCAAACTTGTAGTTCTGGATTATACCAGCCACAACGCACGCCTCCCCATTTCGTGTATATAATCACATCTCTAACCGTATCTGGAAGATTGTCCTTAACGCTGATCCAGCCGTCCGGCCTGTGGTAGCTTGTCATTCCTGTACACATTATGCTTTCTCCTTTCAATTACTTTAGATATTCTGGCGTTTCGAATCGGACTTGCCGTGGGTCGTCTCCGACCCACCACATCATCACATCTTCTGGACTGTTCCAACTATCACGATTGTCAAGTCCAGCTTTGTCTCTCGCTTCAAGCATTCTCTTGAATGTACGCAAATAGTTGTCACGGTACTTTGGGTATCCGATGAGATCTTTTTTCATTCCATTTCCGCCCTGCATTGGACAACCAATGCAACCAATCCTTTTGTTTCCGCATTGATATAGCGGATTCGACTTGCAGCCATAATGCCCCAAGAACGCCCATACATCATCGTCTGTCCAATCAATAATGGGGTTAACCATCGTTGATGTCGTTCTATAGCAGTGTTCAACCAACCTGCGGCTTTCGTCGTTGTCCGTGTTTAGGACAATCCCTCCCTTTGGAGTCTCTTTATACTCCGCTTGCAGATCCTCAGCCAGAGCCATTGTTGATTTCGGCTTGCCAATTATCTTGACAACGCCACCGTTTTGCTTTCTCGCCGAAGACTCCGCCCAGCGTACACCTGTTATTTTTATCTGGCCTTTTCCGCCTCTCTCTTTGAGTTCTAAACAACAGTAGCGAGAAATTCTTGTTGGTGGATATTTTTTATTCTCGATCAATCTCCACATTGACAGCTTCGGACGATCAATAATTACATCATGAATGGATTTTACATATTGGACAGTCTCCGGAGCGTCAACGGTGGTCAAGTTGTGATGAATTTCGTGTTTCACCCCTGCCAAGGCGGCGAGAATGCGAATGCAGTCGCTATCTTTTCCTCCGCTGTAACAAAGGCAGTAAGGTTTCTCGCTGGTCTCAAACGCGCGAAGCCTCTCAATCGCTATCCTTTCTTTTTGTCTGTCCATTCTTTCTCTCTCCCATTCTCGCAGCTGTACTGCCCCCTGTGTATCGTCTTATCGTCAGGTGCCAGGTGTTTGCGGAAGCCGTATTCATTGCTGCCCAGGTTGCGGCCATACTGGCAGCGATCACAGCACACATAGAATGCACATTGTTCAGCCATCTGTCCGTGTCCTCCAGTTCCGCAGCTCGACCTCCACATAGCCATCCAAGTCATAGGTCTTGAACACTTGCAGATCCACCACCTGCTTGTCGTCCGGGTAGGCCAGGCCATTCAATGCATCCAGCACGATCTTGGCGATGTTGTCCGTGTCCGGCTTTTTGGTAGGCAATACCATGCCAGCCATCATCTCCACCTTGCGCCTTTTGCTGGTGCTCTTGGGAATGCCAAACGCTGCAACGATCGTTGCACTGATCGGCTCATCAACAGCAAAGGCCATCCGGTCACCGTATGCCTGCCGGTAGCAGAACTGCACCTCATCCTCGTAGTCTTTGGTCTTTTTGGGCGTGTATGTAGCGATCTGATCCCCTCGGCGTACCGCCCGGTGCCGGCCCTTACCCTGGGGCTCTCCCGGTATCGTCAACCATACCATCATCTTGCCGTCACCAGCCTTTCATAGATCTGCTGGGCCATTGCTGCCGTGGCCAGCTCTTCATCGCCGTGAGCGTTCAGCCGCTTTGCATACCGCAGCAGCGGCTCCGGGTTACTTTCATCCACCAGCATATACCCAAAGTCACCGGTGACGATGGGCACGCCCTGTTCCTGCATAGCCTTGCGCTCTGATCTCAGGTCCCGCTCGCTAATGCGCGTCCGCCGCGCTAACTCTTTGCCCCTCACCGGCATGCCAGGCGGGATCAGTGCGTCATAGATCAACGCCTGCCGTGGTGTCAGTTTGTTCAGTTCCATAGGTTCCTCCTAAAACTTGATGTCTGTGTTGTTCATGGTGTCCCGCTTGATCTGCTCCAGGTCGTAGGACGGTGGGCTTTGCAGTGCCCCGCTGTTCTTCCTGTCCTCTGCGCCCCACTTTTCCAAAACCGAGAAGTGGTCGTAATAGGTCTTGTGGGTGTTGTGAATGTGGAAGGACAAGTTCTTGATTAGCCGCTGCCAGTCAAGTGGGAATTGCTGTTTCAGCTTGGCAAACTCCTCATCGGTTAATCGAACATTCTTAAACTCGCCATATAATTTTGCGGGCGTGCACGCGCTCGCGCGCTCTCTCCCCTTCTCTATTCTTTCATTCTTGCATTCTTGTTTATAGAAAGCGCTTGTTATTTGATTGTTATCTGTTTGTTGTTTGTTTGTTATTTGATTGTTATCTGCTTGTTGCCTATCGTCTGCTGACCCTTGATATTTGGCGTAGTTACGCAGGATAATAACGGTATTTTTGTTTGTTACATTCTTGGAAATCTCACCAGTTTTTTGCAAGTGTTTCAGCGCCGTTCTCACTTGCATATCTGACAGCCCGCTACCGCTTGCCAAAGCGCTGATGGAGGTTACCACGGAGCCGCTGCTCAGCGTTTGGCCTCGCCATTGCTGCGGCTCCCTGTTGACGATAAGCAATAAATGCAAGAACAGCTTGAATGTGGGTACATCGGTGTACCACTCCCAATCCAGCAGTTGCCGGTAGGCTTTCACCCAACCCTGATTGCTCATATCTACTCCTTAAAACGGCAGGTCGTCATCATCATCAATCGGCTCAAACTCTGCGTCCGGTGCGGGTGCTGCAGTCTGCGCGCCACTCTCTGCCTTTGAGCCGCAGAAGGACACCTGGCTGGCCACCAGCTGCACGCTCTTGCGTTTCTCGCCGTTCTGGTCCGTGTAGTTGTCTGTCTGCAAAGAACCTTCCACGGCGATCATGGAGCCTTTATGGAAGTATTTGCACACAAATTCTGCCGTCTGCCGCCAGGCGGTGCAGTCGATAAAGTCCGTCTTGCGATCCTCGCCTGCCTTCTGATAGCTGCGGTCCACAGCCACCTGGAACCGCACAACGAAGACGCCGCTGGGCGTGGCTCTCAGCTCCGGTTCGTAGGTCAGTCGACCCATAATTACAACACTGTTAATCATAGATAATTCCTCCCAAAAATAGATATAAAGTCCTTGTCCGGGTAGGCAGCTTCAAATGCCTGCTGCCCCACCCGGTGTAAATAATCCATCGTCTGCTTGCAGTGGTGTGCGCCTCTCGGCGGCTCGTTGTGGCAATTATGGCACAGGAGCACCGTTAAGCCGTATTTCTCGCTTTTTCGTCTGTTATATGCCCCGAATACATGGTGTCGTTCCAGGGACCGCACAGAGCCGCACAAGTAGCACTGCCGCTGCTCTTCCGGCTGAATAATGCTCTTCTTCACTGTTTCCGTTCCTCCCAGGCAGACATCAGCTGCGCCAGCTCCGCCGGCGGCATAGTCTCAATGCCCAGTGCTTTGCAGTCCTGCACCACAGCGTCTATGAGCCGAGCCATGCGCTTTGTTCCGTAGCAACTGGTGCCGTAATAGAACCGCACCAGCGAGGTGCGCGGGTAGATGCCATCGTCCACTTTCTCCGCTGTCCAGCCCAGGCCGTTCCTACCCCATGATTTCGTCATGGCATTCACGGCACTGTCCGGCAGTTGGTAGTCCACAGACTTGCCATACTGCCGCACATAGCCCTGGTATATCTCGTCCTTGGTGATCTGCGGGTCATTCTTGGCCAACTCCGCTTGCAGCTTGCCGATCAATGCCCACATGTAGGCGTTGGCATCCAGGCTACGGCGTTTCGGCTTTGGCTTAATCTCCAGTACATAGTCCTTTTGCTCTGCCAGGGAGCCTATGAACGCCCCCACCTTGGCCATAGTGGGCACCAACTCTTCCTTTTTGAATTCGATTTTCATCTTATAGGCCCAGCTTCATGAAGATCTTATCAGCTTGGTGCCGGGTCAGATCTTCAATGCGGCTCACCTTGTAATAGGCCAAGGCCTTTTTGACCCGCTCATTCTCTGCATTTTCTTTTAGAATAGCCACCTGGTCCGGGCTGATCTTCTCCGCTGCCTGCTGCCGTGCCTGTTCTTTCTTCATGTCCTGGGGCTGCACCTGCTGGTACTTTGTCCGATCAGCTGCCCAGTACACATCTGCACCGAACCCTAACATCTTGCAGCACACAGACAGAGCGTCCGTATAAGCCATCTTATAGCACTCATCGGAGGTGTACAGGCCTTTACTCTCCTTAGCCACCAACGAGGAACCGCCAATACCCGGAATAGGGGCGCTCCATTCATCGTTGTACTTCACATAGAGCAGCAGCTGCACATACACAGTCACCACGCCGTCCGCACCCAGATCTTGCCATGTGCGGCTGACTTCCACCTTCCAACCGATACCACAAGGGCCAAACTGCTCCGTCAGTGCCTTGATACGCCACATTGGGTTAATATCAGTCATGCCCTTTAAGCGGCCTGCGCTAATGTTCTTCTTGGCGCTGTCCGGAACCTTGCGCACCGCCTCATATATCTTCATGTTCTCCATTCCATTCACCTCACTTGATCACGCAGCCGGGGGTCTCAATCAGCGCCGCACCGGCTACCGTCTCCCCCGCCAACAGAGCATTGCGGATAGACTGCTTGTCCACCTTGGGCGGCTGGGGCTGCATGTATTCTGCCGGCACCGCTGCCAGGTTGAACACATCCACCGACTTGCTCGAGGTACTGGTCAGTACGAACCGTCCGGCCTGCACCTTATCCTGCTGGGTGGCAGCTAGGTACGCCGCCAGGGTCTTCTTCATGCGCTTAATGGCGTTGTCCGCCCGCCTCTGTTTATCAGCGAAGAAGTCCTTTTCTCGCTTGTAGTCCTCCACATCCGCCGTCAGCTGCCGGATCACCATACCGTAGTCCTCCAGCTTCTCCGGCACCATCATGCTGTCCAATGTGTCCTGGACCGTCTGTTCATCAATCTCTCCGGCTTCCAGCAGCTCCATCAGCTGGGCTGCCTGGCCGGTCAGTTCATACAGTGTCGCCATATCGTTCTCCTTTATCAATATTCAGTACAATGCGGGCCTCAGCCCGCGCCTCCGGGTCGCAGTCTTGGGGGCAAAAACCGTAGTCCTGCACAAACTTGTCCATTTCTGCGCTGGTCATCAGATCACCCCCAGGTCGTAGCAGCTGCGAAGCCAGTTTTCGCTGCGCCGCACAATGGTCGCTTCCTTGTTGCTCTCGTCCAGCAGCTGCTCCAACTTCTCGCAAGCACATTCCCAGCAGTAGCTACCGCTGGGCTCATCGTTGCCCGCACCGATGGAGAACCCATAACCCTCAATGGTTATATCGCAGCTGTCACAGGCGATCACGCCCGCCTCCTTGTCATACATCGGCATTCTCCTCCTGCTCGTCCTCGTCATACTCCAGCGGGCGAACAAACCCATACGCCTTAGGCAGCGTCAGCAGAGCCTCGCTCACAGGTACAGACACAGCCTCCAGCACATCGTATGTACAGCCCTGCACGGCCACTCTGTAACCGGACCGTATTTCGCTGAACCCAGGAGCACGGCACACCTTGCCGTTGGTCATGATCACCAAGTCCATATATTCATTACTCATTGTCATTGTCCTTTCCCAGTTTTAAGGCGCGTAGATACGCCACATCAAAATCTGTCAGCGGCGCCAGCAGCACCACTCTATCCTTATCGTCTTCAAACACCAGCTGCTTGTCCTGTCTGGCCTCGTCCTCGTCCTTAGGCAGTACGAACACTGCCAGGGCGATCAATGCGCAGCCGGTGCCGCTGATTGCCACGGATACCCACCAGTACGGATTATCCGCCACCATACAGCAACCAAGCAGTACCAGCAGGAAGCCGGTGATCACCAGCACTATCCCTGTCTTTTCTCGTTTCGTCATATCTTCGCTAACTCCTTTACCTCATCCGGGTGCTGGGCGTAGTAGTCGCTCATGCTCTCTGTGAGCCGGTGCGCCATCGCCGCCAGCATGCGGCTGTGTTCTTCTTCCGTCAAGTCCTCCAAGGGCTTAACCTTGCCATCCACCATAACCATGATCACGGTGGTCAGTTCTTTCTTCATTTCGTTCACCTCATTAAGAATTACGCAAGGCCGGATTGTCCGTATGCCTTGACTTTTTCTCTCTCAACGCCTATACTATAGGTGTTGATATGTGTGTATGCCTTTTGACTATCAACTCCTTTGACCGACTGTGCCAGCAGTTGGTCTTTTTTATTGGCCAGCCCTTAAATCAGCAGCAGACCGCCCGCTGCGATAAATGTGATGTTGGGTGGGGCGGGCGTGCGGGAAATCAAAAAAGAAAAGAAAGAAAGAGAAATGAAAAAATATTTCCCCGCTGCCTGCTGCTTATCTAAAGGCTGGCTGTCTCGTCACAATTGTTCGCTTTTAGTGAACCTTGTAGGTAAAAAAATATAGTCCATAGGGACCCCATAGAGGTCTGCCAGCTTACAAAGCTGATCTACTTTAGGGGAAGAACGGCCTGTTTCCCAATTTCGTATAGTATCTCTACTTACTCCGACCTCCATAGCTGCATCCGTTTGACGCATATTCGCATTGATGCGCGCAGCTTTGAGCGTTATCTTAAACATCGTGTTCAGCACCTCCTTTCTCGAGTTCACTTAAAGTGTACCATACATTCGGTCGTAAGTCAACACTTAAAGCGAACTTTTTTACAAAAAATGTTGACTTTTTTCGTCTTTAAGTGTATAGTGGTTTCGTAAGATGCAGTGAGGTGAACAATATGGAATACGACAAAAGAATATTCGCCAAGAATCTGAACTCTATAATGGAAGAATGTGACAGAACGCCTTCCGATATAGTCAACCTTCTTGGAGTAAGTAAATCTACTGTATCCAGTTGGCGAAACGGCGAAAAAATGCCCCGCATGGATAAAATAGAGGCATTAGCTAATTATTTTGGGTGTCTTAAATCCGATCTCATAGAACAAAAGTCTCTCCGCGCTCCGGAAGTGACAGAAGATACTGTGATCTTCCCGGTAATTGGTGAGATTGCCGCCGGGTATGACTACCCTGCGTATGAGGACTGGAGCGGTGATACGGTAGAGATACCTAAGTCTTATCTGCATGGCCGCAGCCGGGATGACTTCTTTGTGCTCTCTGTTAAAGGTGACAGTATGTACCCCCAGTATATGGACGGCGACAAGGTGCTGATCCTGAAGCAGAGCACCATGAACCGCTCCGGTGAGATCGGCGCCATCATCTATGACGGCGATATGGCTACATTGAAGAAGATAGAATATGTGGACGGTGAAGACTGGGTGAAGCTTATTCCTATCAACCCGGAGTACACCCCTAAGACCATCCGAAACGAGGACCTGGAGCAATGCCATGTTCTTGGCATTCCCCGCCTGCTGGTTCGCGAGATCGAGCAATAAAATCATAATGAAAAAAAGAAAAAGAATTATCCTTCTATTATTGGTGATTGTGCTCTCCGTATGTTTTATTCCCATGAGCACATCTGCGCACTCTGGAAAGACGGATAGTGCTGGCGGGCACCATGATACTGCCACCGGAGAATATCACTACCATCACGGACATCCGGCACACGATCATGAAAACGGCGTGTGTCCATACGGTGATTATGATAATTCCAGTTCATACAGTGATTATGATAATTCCAGTTCATACAGTGATTATGACGACACGGATTACAGTTCTTCCGACTACACCTATGGCAGCCAGAGCGCACAAGATTCACAGCGCACCCGCATTTCAGCCAGCCAGCCGGACAGTAACCGTGTGACCTGGCAAATTGTGATCGTGGTCGCTTTGCTGGTGATTGCCGGCATATTTGCGCATAACGATAAAACTAAATTAACAGTAGCCGCATTTGTCATAGCTGCCATTGTCGTCATTTATGGCGTTTCCACTTACTCGCTCAAAAAAGAAACCGATTTTTACAGAGATAAAGTCTGTTTCGTTACGGACGAGCACTCGTCCTACTACCACCAATATGGTTGTCCGGATATAAGTTCAGGGCTATTTTATGTTTACAGTATAGATGAAGCAAAAGAAGCCGGGTACGAACCCGACCCGGACTGTTGCAAATAATAATTGAAAAAAGAAAGAAGAACAGAATATGGATTTCGAGGTTATTCTCCTTAATATAATTCTTACATTAGCAATTTATCTTTTGCCGTATGTCATTGCTCGTTTAATCCACCGCCGGTCATTTTCTCTTAAAGCCGCAAAGATTATGACCATTGTATGGGCGATTATCTCGGCAGCCATAGTTATGGCCATCAAATTTGCAACTGGTGCTACTCCCACTGGTACTCGCGCAATAAATATGGCAGCTATATGCCTTTGGAACGGGATCGGATATTCTGTACTTCTCAAAAAAAGTAAACGAGAAAAAGCGAACCATAATAGCGCACCAACAGCAGAGCCCCAAACGCTCATAAACGGCAAGCCATGGCGTGATAATGAGACTAAAGCGGAAACTCACGATCGCGCACCCGAAAGTTCAGTCGCTACCGATCCATACAATGTAGACGATGTGGAAGTGAATATCGTCAAGCCGAAATATGCCACCACGCATACTACAGACCGCAAAACAAAGATTGCATTTATTTGCATGGCTATAGCGATTGTCCTTGCCGTCATTTCTGCCGGCGTGGCCATCAGTAAAAACGCAGAATGCAACCAGCTAAAATCAGAAAAAGTTGATATTCAGCGATCATTGAAAAGTGTCAACGAACAATACGATGAGTTGCTGGCTCACTATAACACAGTTGCCGAAGAGAATGAGCAAGCATTTATTAACAATAATGAATATGTACTTGAGCTGTCATTTTACCAGCGCTACGCCGTGTGTACAAATGGCGGAAAATATTACCACAAATATTCATGTCCACGGTTTGACGAAAACAAAGCCTTTTGGATTTATAACACCGAAGCGGCAGAAAGTGACGGCTTCCGTCCATGCCCTGAATGCATCGGATAAGAAATCTGACCTACAAAAATCGGCCGGCAGTACGGCGC